GGTATCCGGAACCGACGTTTACGCTCTGTCTGATTCAGATATCGAATCTACGGTAAATGAAACGTATGAGCAAATAATTACGCTTCCGGGAGCGCTCGGTAAAGTTATGAATAATACGCTGGTGCGTGGAGGATTCATAACATTTGTAGGGAGAATGAAGTCAGGAAAAACCTATAACATCATGGAGCTGTGCCGATATGCAAGAAATCAGGGTAAGCGTGTGATTCTGTTTTCGGCAGGGGACATGACGCAGAATCAGATGATTATGCGTGTGTGGCAAGCAGACGCACGCACGACTGCAAATAAGTATTATCAGGACATGCAACGTATTCCATATCTTGACTGCAAAAGGAATCAGATGGGGATGTGCATGAACCGGGAAGGTTCCGGAAACCTGCTCAATGACTTTAAGGAAGTTGACCCGTACATCAAAGATGACAATAAGGAGTACAAGCCGTGTACGAAATGTGCAAATTCAAGCCAAGATAAAGAATCATACGATTTTGCAATTACGTATAGGAAAGTGCGACGCCCCATTCTCGACAGCGGCATGGTGCAGCGGCTGCGGGATAAGTGGCTAGCGTCAGGAAACAAAGGTGTTTTGCATATCGAACACGCCCCGTCAGGAACCCTTACCGTGGCAAAGAGAAGGGCTATCATCAGGAGTGTGTGCAAGAAATATGGATGGGATCACCCTGACGTAATCGCCTACGACTACGCCGGTATTCTTGCACAGGAGAAGGGGGATGAGCGTGAAAGCACTCATTACATCTGGCAAACTATGCGGGCAGAGGCAGACCCCGAGATGTTCGACTGTCTCGTCATAACTGCAATGCAGTCAAACAGCACATCATTTAATTTTGAGGATTTAACGATTCGGTCGTTCTCCTTGGATAAACGATGCTTTGACGAGGTATCGGCAGCTTTTGCAATAAACTGCACTCCGGAAGAGCGGAAAAACGGAATTACGAGAATTGCAGCCCTCCTAAAGCGCGAGCATCCGTTTGACGAATCCATGCAAGCCGAGTGTTACGGCTGCCTTGCACTTGGTACTCCTTGGATATGCTCGAGGATCGTTTTTAGGGAGCCGCCCAAGCCTTTGCAGTTTAGCAAATAATTTTAACTTTTTAACTTTTAACTATTGCATTTGAAAATTCATGTGCTATTTTAAGTGGTAAACCCAACTAACCAACAGGAGAAAACAGTAATGGCGAGTAACGAGCAACTGGCGGCGCTTAAGCGTTCTTTGAACAGCTTCAAGGGCAACTACACAAGGGCTCTCAAAAAGGCCGCAAACGAGAAGGAAATGGACAAAATTCGTGAGACGTACCGTCCGAAAATTGAAGAGCTTGAAAAGAAAATTCAGGAACTCGATCCGAGCAGGAAAAGGGTAAAAACGGCTTTTACGCTGAAAGGCATGTCGCGTAAAGATAAAGTTATTGCCGTATTTAAGGCGATCGCTAAGGAGTTCAATCTCGAAGACGGTGAGATCGACGGTGTTGTAACGAAAGATGAAGATTTCATTGTCGCTACAATTAAAGGCACTTACGATCAGATTCTCGAAACTGATTTCATCAATATCGAACCGGAACTTCGTAAGTTCATGGTTGAAGAGCTTGATTTCGTACCGTTCGATCAGCGAAAGCTTGCCGAAGAATCAGCAAGCAAGCGCCTTGCCAATGCGACGTATGAAGACTGCATTGCCGCTACTCTGTTTACGGAATTTGACGGCAAAGTGGACGCTTCCGAGTGGAGAGCCAAAGCATGTTCAATGTATAAGGGTATCCATAAGTGCGTCCCCAACCGCATTACGCGCACGTTTGACGCTATGGTGAAGCTGTTCACCCATCCGAATGTCCGTATCCTTATCAAGTGCGAAGATCATCCGGGTGACGAGGTTTACAACATCAATTTGAAAGCGAAGATTAACTGATGGCTACGACACTTAACAGAAAAACGTTTTACGAGGCCATTCAATGCCTCAAAGACAACGTTACGCCTTCTGAACTTGCGGAGGCGTCCACTTATGCGGTGTTCTGCAATAATCGTATTTGTTGCAGTAATGATTCCGTAGGTGTTAGCGTTCCTTTGGTTACGGACGTCAAGAATTGTGCGGTAGAATTGCAACTGCTGTATGACTTCATTCGTAAGATGAACGATAAAGAAGTCATTATCGGTATGCACAATGGGAATCTCAAGATCAAAGGCAAGAATTCCGTAGCCGAGTTTGCGGTGCGTGAAGATATCATTTATGATGAATCTCTTATCCATCTGAACGTGAATGACTTCAAGCGTCTCCCCGAGACGTTTGCGACTGCCTTGAACTTTACAGGATTCGCAACTGATGGCACGAAAGAAGCATACAGCCGCTGCGTAATTCATGACGGAGCAATGTACGCCTTGTCCAATGTACGGGCGGCAAGATTCTTTATGGGAGAAGAAGCGAAAAGTCTATTTGACGGAATGACATTCATTTCTCCTGAGTGTATCGGTTTTGTAAACAAAATGTGTCCGAAGAGGTATTATATCTCTGACGGCTACGTGCATCTCTATGACGACGAAATGCGCATTTACAGCACGAGAACACGTTCAGACGCAAACTTCCCGATCAACGGTGCGGATGAAGCCCTTGAACTACCTTCGTCATCGGAATTCCGTTTTCCTCCTGATTTCGATCAGGTGCTTGACAGGTGCAATCCTTTCAGCGGAAAAGACGCCAAGGTCAAGAGGGTGACGATCGACATTGAAAAGGGAGTTCTTACCATCCTTGCCCGGCGGGAGGATGGGAGTACGTTCCGTGAACGGGTTGCGAATGTGCAGTGCAAGGAGCACGTAAGATTCACCGTCCTGTTGAAACTGCTTTCCGACATGGTTAAGCTTGTCGAGGTGTTCAGAGTTGATTCAAGCAGGATCGTCGGAACGGCACCGATGTATACTTGCATGGCTTGTTTGTTTGAGGAGTAGAAATGCTTGACCTTCCGCACATTGTACCGGAGTATGAAAACTCTAATTGCTCTGCTTGCAGACTAGATTGTGGTTCACGGCTGCAATTGGCAGGACATGGCCATAAGAAAATTCTGATTGTGTTCGATGCCCAAGACGCAATTCAGCAGACTACAAAAACGTACTTTTGCGGAAGTCGTTACACTTACGTTCGTGATCTGCTGTACAAGTACGGCATTACGACGGATGACATATGGATGACTTCCACCATTCAGTGTTATTCCGAGTACAAAGAAGAGCAACACGCCATTCACTGCAAGCCAAACCTCATCAAGACAATAAAGAGGCTTAAGCCGGTACTCGTGATCGGTTTTGGTGAATTTACAGCTAAGATGCTGCTGTCTTACATCATTGAAGACGGTATTTTCCTTGACCGAGTTCACGGTTGGGTGCATCCTAATCGTGAACTTGGCTGTAACATGATGTTTACGTACACTCCCCATCCGGGTTCGGCAAAGTATAAGACGATCGAGGAGTTCATTATCGAGCGCGACGTACATATGGCTATTAAAAGCCTTGCCAAGCCGCCTGACACGTACACGCCGGAAAACAAGTGTGTACGCCTGCTTGAACCTAAAGAGGCCGCCATGTGGCTGCGAGACCGCATAAATGACAAAACAGAACGGTTTTCCGCTCTTGACTACGAGACTAACTGTCTGAAACCGTATAATCCCGCTGCCAAATTGTACAGTTGTGCGGTATGCGAAGATCGCGATAACTCATATGCGTTTAAGATAGATGATACAACGTATTCTCTTATGCGTGAGTATTGGGCCACAAAGCATATCAGGAAGATAGCACACAACAGTGCGTTTGAACGCATGTGGACTATGGTTAAATTGAAAGTAATGCCAAGAAGACTGATCGCTGATACCATGTTGCTAGCCCATGTTCTTGACAACAGAGACGTAAAGTGGCTGTCGATTAAGTTTATCGGCCCTATGCTTACCGGATGCTCCGTATGGAATGGCCATATTGAATCTTACTTAGAGCCGAGTAAGCAGGATAAGAAGCTGTACGGAGAATATGCCTTGAACAGGGTTGCATCAATACCGATCAGGCAGCTTCTTACATACAACGCAATCGATAGTCTTGTAGAGTTTCGTACATTTTTCAAACTGTATGAAATGCTTAAAAATTTTTACGGTACTTTCCCGATTGAAAGCGAGAGCGAATAATGATTACGCCAACTACAATGGATGCCTTTAAGCTTGTGATGATGGGTGAAGAGGCCCTTACTCAAGTATCCGTCAATGGATTTAAAATTGACAGGGACTACTACGAGAGACAGAAGCCCGTTATCCAAGAAGAAATCAAGCGTTTACGTACTCAGATACTCACTCAGTCGGAGATCGGAAGATGCTGGCATGAGAGGTATGGAGCTAAGACTAACATCGATTCCAACGATCAGTTGAAAGCCGTGCTTGAACACGATATCCATTTCGATAAATTCAAAATCACGGACAAGGGCGGCAAGTCGGCAGACGCTTCCGTTATCGAAAAGCTGCCTTATGAATTCAGTAACCCATTCAGCAGATATAAGCAGTTCGGCAAAATGTGGGGAAGCCTTATTACCCCCATTATGCTTGGTGCGGACATGAATGGGTTTGTGCATCCAAATATCAACCTTCACACTGTAAGAACCTATCGGTCGTCATGTGATTCTCCGAACCTGCAACAGGTTCCGAAGCACAATAAGTTGATTAAAGAAATCGTAAGAAATGGGTTTATACCTAGAAGCCCAAATAGGATGCTGGCTGAAATCGACTTGCAGTCTGCTGAGGTTAGTGTTGGCTGCTGTCTGCACCGTGATAAGCAGATGTTGCAATTCCTGCACGACAAGACGATCGACATGCATACATTCGTTGAGAAAGAGTTTTATAAGCTCAATGATAATGAATTGTGTAAGGAGTTGCGATCTTCCGTAAAGGGAAGATTTGTGTTTGCTTCATTTTACGGAGCAGGTGCATCATCGATGGCCGCCTCGCTGTGGGAGTATATCGAAGAATCGAATTTTACACTCCCGACAGGCGAAAAGCTGAAAGACCATATGGCCAAGTTAGGCGTAGTCGACTATGACACCTGTCTCCAGCATACGGAAAGGGTATTCGATTGGTATTGGAATACCCTCTTCAAGGAGTACGGTGCATGGAAAGAAGCCATATGGGATTTGTACAAAAAACAGGGATACCTAGATTACCCAACCGGATTCCGTGTGGTTGCTGCGATGACAAAGACACAGGCTATGAATACGATTATTCAGGGGTCTACGTTTCACCTGCTTCTACTGACGCTTATTGAGTTGCAGAAGCGAATGACTTACTATAAGTTAGAATCAAAAATAGTATGTCAGATTCATGACAGTATCGTTTTGGACTTACTCCCTTCGGAGCAACAGACTGTTTTTGATCTGTATCTTGACAGTCAGGCATCAGTACGCAAGCGTTGGCCGTGGCTGCTGTATCCGATTACCGCGGATGCGGATATCAGCGAAGTAGGCGGTACATGGGCTCACATGACAAGTTATGGAGAAATTACGCATGCAAGCTGATAACTTTATACACTCACCGATGACATATACAGGGTCTAAGGAGAAACTGTTATCCTTTCTCCTCACATTATTCCCTGATAATATATGTACGCTGTATGATATGTTTTGTGGTGGACTATCCATCACACTCAATACAAAAGCGGAAAAATATGTTGCAAATGATATATGCAGACAGCTGATCTGTATGTATAACCACATGCGCATTGCCCGGACTTCGCTGTTTACACATAGTGTAGATGAGGTTATTTCTAGATATGCCATTGATACTTTAAGTGTTGAATCATACAATAAACTAAGAGATGATTACAACTTTATAGTGGCAACGCGGAGAGAGACTGAGTTTGACAGCGCCGTTATGTTATTCGTGTTAATTGCATATGCGTATAACAGCGTTGTACGGTTCAATTCTGATGGGGAATTTAATACCCCTGCGGGTAAACAGAATAACAATCTAAACCCAAAACGCCGTGAGGCGCTAAAAGAGTTTATTGACACTATTGTAAATAAACATGTACTGTTTACGGCTATGCCATTCAATGAAGCTATGCCGCAAATAGAACACATGGATAAAAATGATTTTGTATACTGCGATCCCCCATACATGATTACGTCTGCGGAGTACAATAAATTGTGGAGTTACAGTAATGAGTACCTGTTATACTCTACGCTTGACAAACTTAATGCCGCAGGAGTGCGGTTCGGGTTATCAAATGTAGTCCGGTACAAAGGGAAGTTTAATCATGTGTTAGCTGACTGGATGAATAAGTACACAGTACACTTTATAAGCAAGGACGCTTACGCTGGAAGTTACCGTGTGAAAAGAAAAGAAGATGACATTACACAAGAAGTGTTTGTTTGCAACTACTAAACCAACTGAAAGGGACTAATATGTCACTGTACTTGAAGTATCGTCCGAAAACGTTTGATGAGATTGTCGGACAGCCGGACGCAGTAAAGCTCATGAAGGCGATTGTTGCTCAGAATCCCGAAGATCGCCCGAAAGTATTTCTCTTTGGCGGGGCTTCTGGCTGCGGCAAGACTACCCTCGCTACTGTATTTGCGAGGGCGATTGGGTGTGATCCTAACCACTCAAACTTTACGGTTATGGATGCGTCAAAAGACCGCAGCATTGACAGGATCAGAGAACTGTGTGACATGATGGGTACGCGGCCGATTGGCAAAGAAGCGCAGGCGCGTATCTTCCTCCTTGACGAATGTTTCGAGTATCACACACCGATTACGTGTGTTGATGACAACGGTAAACTGTTTACAAAACGCATTGGTGAGATTGTAGCAGAAAAACTTAAAACTCGTGTTTTGTCTGTAAATGCTGATGGTGTACTGGAGCCTAAAGAAATAACTGGATGGTTTAAAAACAGCAATAAACCAATTAAGACATATCACTTTAAAAAGGATGGTGAATCTAAATACGGTAAATCCAAGTATAAGATTACATGTTCTGACAATCATAGACTTTTCCGCCCGGATGGTACAGAAGTTACGGTAGCAGACCTTAAGATCGGTGATAAGATCAGGATTATCACCCCAGCGCTGAATAAAGAACCATTGCTTTACAGGCAAGGAAATAAAAGAAAATGCTACATTATAAGCAAAGAAGCGGAAGAGTTTATGGTTGGTACGCTTCTTGGGGATACAACGATGCAATGCAACACTAGCAAAGCATCCATGCCTAGATTCCGACTTGTACACAGCACTAAGGCAAAAGACTATTTCATGGAAAAGGTACGCATTTTTGGAGATATGATGGGGGCATACTCCGAGATCGTTAATCGGGGATATGGTGATAGACTTATTGTTGGTAATACAAAGTCAAGAATGGAGCTTAAAGAGCTGTATGATAATAGTAGAGACGCTACGGGGGTGCGCTTTACCGATTATCTTATGGATAAATTTACTGCAATATCGTTAGCCGCTTTGTATTGCGATGATGGTTCTTTATCCGTCAGTAAATACACTAGAGTGGACGGTTCCGAGTGTAGGTCAGTTGGTACGGTTTCTTTAGCAACACATTCTTTCTGTAAAGAAGACGTCAATAAAATGATGAAGATGCTTCACACTAAATTTGGTATTGTGACAAAGTGTCTTAGGCATAAAGATACGGATATGTACTATATTGTATGTGCTACACAGCATGATGGTATTAAGTTTTTGAGTACGGTTGCCCCCTATATACCGGAGTGCATGAGTTATAAACTTGGAGGGTTCTTCCCTGCGGGTAATGGTATACGGAATATTGAACCTGTAAAGTTTGTTAATTTCAGGTATGCCAGACGGGAAATGTACACTGCTACATATGTTGGGAGTACAGAAGCAGAGCCTTGGCAGTTGGCACATAAACATCTGTATGATATTGAAGTAAAGGATAATCACAATTATATTGCTGGCGGTGTAGTTGCACATAATTGCCATCAGCTGCTTAAGCCCGCGCAAGAAGCACTTCTTAAGAAATGTGAGGATACCCCTCCGCAGACGATTATCATTTTTGCGACTACGGAACCTGACGCTTTGGGCAAGGCTCTGAGGAGCAGGTGTAAGATCATTACGATCAATCCGATGTCAAACAAGTCTATTTACGATAATCTTAACCGGGTTATCAAAGCGGAGGGTATCAAAATTGATGACAAAGACGTTATTAAGATCGCAAGAGCTTCTGACGGAAATACGCGTGTGTCATTACAAATTCTTGAAAACTATATGCTTAACGGCATGAATGCTGACAATGCAATTTCGATGTGCGGAGGCATGGGTGAGGAGCTGAAAGTTGATACGATCGAAATCTGCCGGATCATTGTCGGCAAGAAGCAGAATGAATGGGAAAAAGTAGCCGCTTTTTGCGCAAAGTACAAAGGACAGGGAGAATCTGCCCGTCAAGCTATTTTAGGTTATTTGCGCTCTTGTATTTTGAAAAGCACAACCATGAAAGATCGGATGCGGTTTGCTACACTGATCGAAGTGTTTTCTGTCCCGCACTATGACTGCTCAGACGCTGCACTTCCTATGCAGATTGCGTTTGCTCTTGAAGTGTGATATGGACACAAGTACGTCATCGCTTGAAGTTGCCGATGTAGTCGGCAACCTCATTGCACAGATTATTTATGATGCGATATACAATTCACATTCGGATATCGATGATATAAAGAAGTCTGTGAATGCTTCGTTGCAACTCAATCAGGAGGTATTGGAATCGCTATACTATGCCAAAGAAAACAGATATCAGCGTACTGTACATGCCAGTAAAAGAGTTGAACATTTTATTGCGGGAGCATCGTATAAACCTTGTTGTAGATTTTATACACGAAACTGCTTGCGACGTTTTAGACGACTTGGGCGTACTGAAACGGATAAACGAGTATGACTATAACGTGTGTAAGAAATTCAGTTACGCTAAATGGCATACGACTGTAAAAAACAACACGGCACAATACCTGCCGATGCTGCCGCATCATCTGTATGCTATGTTTTTAGTGTGTAGAAAAATGACCATTGAAGATAAAATTATAGTTATCGAAAATTTTGAACAGACAAGGATATGGAAAAATGTCTATTGAAGTAAAGATTGTGCATTTTATCAAGGGCATCACTGCATCAAATAAGCGGAATGACAAGAGAAACTTCCTGAGTGCGTTTTCGCATGATGAAGATATAAAGTTGTTTCTTTCGTACATGTATAATCCATACATTACATTTGGAATCACAGGAAATCAGGCAGCTATGCACAACTGTTCAGATTGCAAATGTACTGATATCTTTATGTTGTTTAGGATGCTTGCAGAGCGCAAGCTTACCGGAAATAATGCGCTGTCTGCCGTAAAGTATTATATCGAAACTGCGGTATCATCGGTTGTCACGTTTCAGCCTGAATATGATCAGACTTCTATCCGGAGTATCTTTGTAGATATCTTTAATCGCAATTTGAAAATCGGGATCGACAGTACGACTATCAATGAAGTGCTTACAGGCCTGATTCCTGAATTTAAGGTGGCCCTTGCATTCGATATCAATAAAAACGAAAAGTACAGAGACAGGATTTCCAAGGAAGAATATCTCATTTTGCGCAAGCTGGATGGCGTCCGCTGTATTACTATCATTAAAGACCATGACATAAGATTTTTCTCAAGAATCGGTAACGAGTTTACTTCACTCGGCACTCTCAAGCGTGAGTTACAGAATTTTGCCAATTTCCACAGAGACTGCGTACTCGATGGCGAACTGTGCGTAATTGATGACGAGGGAAGAGAAAACTTTAAAGAAGCGGTATCGCAGATCAAGCGCAAAAATTATGATATGGAAAATGCGCATTATAAAGTCTTCGACTACCTGACTTACCCGGAGTTTATGGGGTGTGTTGAAAGCCCGAAGTATGAAGATAGACTGAACTTCATCAGGAAAAGATTCGAGGGCCTGTCTCCGTCCGTAAGCGTAGTCGGAGCGGTAAGATACACCCCGTATAACTTTACGAAGGCACAGTGCATTGTTGAAAAAAGAGGGTATGAAGGCCTGATTCTCAGGGCGAATCAGCCTTACCTGGCGGGGCGCACTTCCGATCTTTTGAAGGTCAAAAAGTTTGTGAGTGCGGAATACGTCATTGAAGATACGATTGCAACTGAAATGAACATGATGGACATGAATGGGCGCATGGTGCCTGTAAAATGTTTGGGGGCCTTTGTGATTCGCCACAAGGGCAATCCGGTATCAGTCGGCAGCGGGTTCACCGCCGAGCAGCGTATCGAGTTTTTGAAAAATGAAGAGAAGTACGTCGGAAGAACAATTACGGTTAAATATTTTGAAGAGACAACGGACGCGCATGGCGCTGCCAGTTTGCGCTTCCCCATTTTCGTCGGTTTCCGAGATACATTAATTTAGTAATTTTCCGTTTAGGGTACTTGTAAAGTTAAAAACGACTGCTATATTAAGTTAAACCACAACCAACACAAGGAGGCGGCAATGTCGAGTATTTGCACAAAAGAAGAATACGTACAGTACACAGAAGAGTACGTAAATGCGCTGGGGAAGAGCATGAAAGCAACGGCTGCGTATGAGATCGCCAAGCACAAAACACGCTTGAAACTCTACGCAAAGAAAGCAGCCGGGGAGAAGTATACGGAAGAGCAGATCAGAACGATGTCCATTGTGGAAAATGAGGAGCTGTACATCGAGTATATGAACGCTTCCTGTCGACTGGAAAAAGCACGTTCCGTGCTTGAATGTATGAAAAATATCTACAACAAGGAGGATAAGTGATGGGTAACGCGCAAACTTTTCTTGAAAGGCTGAGAGCCGAACGTGAACGGCGTCTTGCAAAAAACAAAGAAGCGGTCAGCGGAGAATCTCGGGAATTTCTCCTCACCGAAAATCTTCCGGAAGGGAATAAACTGTGGTGGCCTTCCGAAGATACGGAAGTCACGATGCACATTCTCCCCTTTATGGTGGGGAAGAAAGACAATATTGCGGAAGAGGAAGTCGGGCATTTCGCCATTGTGCGGAAAGTGAAAATCCATTTCCTCCCGAATCGGGCGGTAAAGGTGTGTCCGGAAACGTATGGGCATACTTGCCCGCTGTGTGAAAAGTATCGCTCGTATGCCAAAGACGAGCGTAGCAAGAAGGGCAGCCCGGCCACGAAGTACAAGGCAAAGGAACTCGCCCTTTTCAACGCGCTTTTCAAAGTTCCGGGCAAGGACGGAAAGAATCGTCTCGAGGTTCGGGTTGTGCGCGGAGGTGCTTTCGCCGGGTGGGAAAGCATCATGAAAGAGATCAAGGGCGAAGCTGCCATTAAGGCAAACGCACCTTATGCAGACAAGATTTACATGTTTGACGATCTTGTCGATGGATACTGGATGAATATCCGGTGTAATAAGGCTTCCATTGCTGGCGGGAGCGGCACTGGGGATGCGTCGTTCATGCAGTTTACCCGCGTGAATCTTCTGTGGAAAGAGAAATCTTCTCCGATCCCCGAAGCCGTCATTCCCCGCATTGCGGATATCGACATGCTCATCCCTCCCCCGGCTACGGCCGATGAACTTCGGTCGGCCTTTGATATGAAGGATGCCAGCGTCACGGAAGCGGAGGAAGAGGAGTTCGAAAGTCTTGAACTGTCGAACGAGACGCTTGATGAGATTGACTGCGGCCCCAAAAAGAATCCGGAGCCGGAGCCGGAGGCCGAAGAAATCGACGATCTCGAAGAGATGGAGGAAGAAGTGAAGGGAGAGGTTGAAGAGGAGCCCGAGCCCGAGCCCGAGCCGAAAAAGAAAGCGGAAGTCAAGCGCAAACCCGCCAAGAAGGTGGAGCCGGAGCCGGAACCCGAGCCCGAGCCGGAAGTCGAAGAGGCCAAATCCGAAGATTCGGAAGAATCTGATGATAGTGACCCCTTTGGCGATGACGAGTTTGATTTGTAATCAATAACTTATAGGGGAGGTGTTCCCTCCCCTATTGAGGTTTGAGAATGGAGATCGGCTACAAACGTACAGTCAGAGTAAAAGCTTACGAATGTATTACGATGGAAGTCACCGCAGAGGTTGACGAATTCGATTTTACAGAGCTTAAGCAGAAACTCGACAAAGAGATCGAAGAACATGCCGCATACTTAAAGGCAAAGGGAAGCGGCGTGTGTGACGAAGACGAAGAACATGCTATTTACGAAGAATGAAAAGACACAGAAAAGAGGTAGACGATATCTACCACGTTGAGCTTGATCTCAATCAAGTTAATCCCTCTATGACAGTGGATGACTTGAGGGAGGTTGCACTTCGTAATAACGTGTACCTAAAGTATAAGCGGGATTCGGGACTTACCGACGAAGCTTGGGTGAGAGCTCTTTCCATCAAAAATGAAAGGGAGCGTGCATACTCGAACCTTACAACTATGGTTCCGAATACCATACTTAACAAGGCGCGAATCGTGTCGCTCTCAGTTAAAAAACTTGTTTCGACACTACATAACAGAGGATTATAAACATGAAGAAAATCGAAGCCCCTGAAAATGCGGCAAAACTTCTCGTTGATGTTCGTGGTGTTCTTTATGGTGCCTTCTTTTGGGCGCGAAAAACTTACAATATGGAGAACACGAAAGAGTTTCACGGAGCTATTCTGTACAGATTCTTTCAGAAGCTGAAATATGCGCATTACTACGCAAATACGAATCGCATTTATTTCTGCCTCGATTCAAAAGAATCGAAACGCAAGGAACTTTACCCTGAGTACAAAGCGAATCGCATCAAAAATGAAGACCTGATTGCCTGCTTTCCGTTTTTTGAAAAATTACAGACTGTCATTCTCCCAAAAATGGGGTTCAACAATGTGGTGCAGTACGAGGGCCTCGAAGCTGATGACATCATTGCTTCTATCTGCATCAACGAAAAGAAGCTCCCTGTTGTAATTTACTCTGAGGACGCTGACCTGTATCAGTGTCTTAAAGGCAACGTCACGATCCTCAGCCCGAGCCGCTCATCTGATAAATTTCCGTCTTTGATGACGGTATTGAAGTTTCAGGAAATTTTTGAGCTCGATCCGTCCATGTGGGTTGAAGTGAAGGCTATTGCAGGGTGTGCGACAGACAACGTTAAACTCTTGAAGGGGATCGGTGAGACTACCGCTATCAAGTATCTGAAAGGCGAACTCAAGAGCGGGATGAAAAAAGCCCTGATCGACGTCAGTCCTGATGTTATCGCGTTTACGAGAAAGCTCGTTGAGCTTCCGTTCGGGGGCGAAGTTCTTGATATCAAGTATAAGCCCGATGATTTCAACAAGGAATACTTTGCAAAAGTGATCCAAGAATATGGTTTGGCTTCTATGACCACTGATTCTTTTTGGAACGATTTCTTTGGGTGGGGTGCATAATGGTTTTTATCGGGATTGATCCGGGAAAAACAGGAAGCATTACCGTGCTGGACGAGAAGGAAGGCACGGTAAATATCACATCAATGCCTAAAACGATTGCAGAAATGCAAGACGTGTTTGATTCTATTTGCAGTAATCGGAATATGAATGAACTCTATGCCGTACTGGAACAGGTTCATTCTATGCCGGGGCAGGGGGTTGCTTCATGCTTTACGTTCGGTAAAGCCTATGGATGGCTTCAAGCCATGCTTGCCGCACATCATATTAAGACGATCGAGATTACCCCCCAAAAATGGATGAAACTGATCGGTGCCTTGCCGAAAGACAAGCACGCCCGTAAAGTCGCAATTCAGGATTGGGTACAAAAACGGATCGGCAGGGCCTGCGGTCTTGGGGTTGCCGATGGGGTTGCACTTGCTATTTTATGTAAAGAGATTTGGAGGTTGAAATGAACTACGTCCCTAAACTTGGAAGATACATTGCAGAGCACGATATCGACCTTCGTCACACCGCAAAGCGTTTGCATATTTCGCTGAATGCGGCGCGGCGCTATGCCTATGAAACAGGCACAACACGGATGTTTGCTGCTATGGCTTGGGCTTATGCGCTGAATTGCACGCCTGAGGATTTGCTCGAAACAAAAGAAACTGGTGATGCGTTGCAGTGGAAAGACAAGAAATAAAATCCATCGAGCTTGTCAACATCCAAAAGCACAAGCACATCACATTGTCGCTTTCCGGTATCAATGTATTAATCGGAGAGACGGAAAGCGGCAAAACGTCAATTTTACGCGGTATTCTGTGGAACATCCTCAACAATACATCCGGTGAAAAGCTTCTCAACAACGATGGCGCAAAGGCATGTTCCGTGACTATTACATGCGGTGACGATGTGGTGTCTCGGAACTGGAGTAAAACGGAAAACACTTACACCTTAAACGGCAAGAAGTTTTCCGCTATCAGAACGTCTGTTCCGGATGAAGTGAGTAAGCTGCATGCCGTCGATTCCGTAAACATACAGCGCAGGCGCGACGTGCCGTTTATGGTGTATTATAAGGATACGGAGTGTGCTAAACAGTTTGGGGATATGCTGGACGTATCGGAAATCGATCGAACGATCGGGGCCAGTAATGCCCATGTACGCGAACTTAAAACGGAATGTGACGCCCTGAGCGCGGCGGTATCGAGTGGCGAAAAGGAGCTTGAAGAACTTTCGTTTGTTGATGAGGCTGCTGAATCGTTTTCTGCAATCAAAGGATTAGTAGTGTCTGCTGATTCTGAGGAAAGAAAACAGGAACGTTTTGGGGTTTTATCCGAGAAACTCACGCAAGCCGCCGAGTACACAAACAAGTACATCGCGCTTGGTGACGCACTTAAACAGTTTACTGCGCTTGACAAGTTCAGCGAAGATATAACCTGTATTCAGGGGCAGTTGGAAACCTATATAACTTTGCATACTTCTCTAATGAGTACGGAGAAGCTGTTTGATAAGTACACTAAGTATGATGAAGCTTATCATCTATTAATGTACTTTAATAATGATGCATCTGTACTTAGGGAAATTATTGCAGGGGGCAAAGAGCTTTCTGCTCTGAAAAATGAGCTTGTATCTTTAGACTGCTCTAAATTTGAAAATTTAGACGAATCCATTAAGGAGCTGAATCAGATCACCAACTCTGCCGAGGAGATCGGTGCTATTGAAAATAAGGTTCATTCTTTATTTTTACTTTCAACGGACTACGTACAGGCGCAGACAGACAAAACGAAAAAAGAAGATCGGTACAGTGCTCTTCAACGGAAATTCAAGTCAGAAATGCCGAAAGTATGCCCGCTGTGTAATCAACCGATAGAGGTGCATGAATGAAAATACTTGCCATAGCGGATATGCACTTGACGGAGCACAGGCCGGTATGCCGCTCTGAAAATGAAAACTGGATTCAAGTAATTGAAGAAAAATTCTGGCAAATCAGGGACATGGCAGAAGGATTCTGCGCAGACCAAATCGTCATAGCCGGTGACGTCTTTGACGTTCCGGCAAGAAATACAAACTGGTTCATGTGCAAGTGCATCACATGGTTTGATATGCTGAAAACCGTTTGCCCGGTGAATGCAATTCCCGGAAATCATGATTTGATTATGGGAGATCAGGACAGCATTTACAGTACAAGCTTCGGCATACTCGAACAAGCAGGATGCATCTCTATCCCTGAGAATTTAGGTATTATCCCTTACGGAGAAACTAGAATTCAAGGGGAAACTAAGGCAGTTGTTGCCCATCAGGGATTATGGCTGAAAGAAAAACCGTTTGAAGGGGCTTCTGACAGCGGAAATGTGCATACTTGGGTGAAAGAGCACTTGCCGGAAGAGTGCAGACTTCTGATTACTGGCCATTTTCACGTTCCGTTCTGTTGCAAGTCTGGAAATACTGCGGTTATCAACTGCGGAAGTATGTTCCGTCTACGGGCCGATCAGGTAGACTACCAGCCCGGAATGTGGTTGATTGACTACGATCAAAAGTCAGATTCCGTAAAAGTAAAACGAATGCCGTTTATCCTCACAAACCAAATCAGGAGAGACTACATTGAAGAAGAAGCAGAAGAAAAAAAGAGACTTGAATCTCTGGTGGGTTCTGTTGAAGGAGACTTTGAATTGTCGCTCAATTTCAAAGATAACTTTTACAACCTCACGTCTGAAATTGACAATCGAGAAGAAATAATCAAAGAGTTTGAAAGGTGTACTAAATGAATGTAGCGGAAGAACTTTGTGATCTCAAACGTGCGTTGGAGACGGCAAAAGAGAATCGTGATCGGGCTCAAGGAAAACTTGAAGTGCTGCATAAACAGCTTGAAGAATATGGATTCACTTCCATTGAAGAACTTCAAAACGCCATCTCTGAGTTGAAGTCGTCATACGAAAAGAAGAAAGTTGAGATTCAGGAGAAGATCGATGAGTTTAAAAGAAAGTATGGAGACATGCTCAACGATTGAGCAGGCATTACAAAATAAGATTGCATATAAAAATGTAATCATTAAACAGTTGGATGCCAAGAAAGCTCAATACGCTAAACTGAAACATGAACTGGAAGTTGTGACAAGTACTCAAGCGCTGATTCAGGAAGCCGCACAACTTACACTATCCAGCATTTCGGTCAAGATAGACACCATCGTAACTAAGGTTATTCAGACGGTGTTTTCGAAGCCGTATAAATTCCATTTGGAGTTCAGAATCCTGTATGGGAAACTCGCTACGGATATGTATCTTGAAAGGGACGGCAAGCGCTACGATCCGAAATCAGATAATGGTGACGGCATGGTAGACATTATCGCACTGGCACTGAGAGTTGCAGTGATCTGCTTGGATAAGCGAAATCTAAGAAGGATTCTCATTCTCGACGAGCCTTGTGGAGCACTCTCCGTAAACTTTCAAGAATATCTAGGGAAGATGTTGGAGTATTTCAGAGAAAAATTGAACTTTCAAATTTTTATGATTGCGGCACATGGTTCAAATTTGAATATTGAATCCGCAAAATACTTTGATGTTCAAAACTTCATTGAGAATGGAGAATACTAATAAAGGGGGCCAAATGGCCCCCTTTATTATTACACTCCGGTGACAAAGAACTTACGTGTAAACTTATCGTAAGTAATCACGTAAGTCACGTCAGCGGTCACATACAGAGTGAATCCACTTAATTACTTCCTGTGTATCAAACGGTTTAATGCCGTCTGCGTCAATGTAAGCGATCGGTCGTTTCCGATAATAGGTAAACGGAAATTTGTTGTGCAAATGCAAAACCCTTTCCGGGTACATTGCCGCGGCCATACAGAGGGTTCCGGAGTTTACCCCGATGAATGCCCGGCAATGCTGTAAGACACCTGTAAACGCTGTTACAGACGGTTCTACACCGCGCGTAGAGCAGTTTACAAAGTCATACGGTTCATTCTTGGCATTATACTGTGTATGCCGGAAATATATTTCGATCGGAACTTTACCGCATGATTGGATGGCCTGCCACACTTGTTTAGCAACATGATACGGAATATTATAATTTGAGTTGCTATTGCACATAAAAGATACTCCGATAAACGGAGACTGCACTTTAGGGGGCTGCCATGTGAAATCAAGACTTAAGTCAAAAACAATTCCAAGTTCATGAATGCAGCAGCATTCAGGTTTGGAATACTTTTGAAATCTATAATCAGTTGGAGTTTCGTGAAATACGATTACAAACACGTAGTCATAGTACGCAGGCTCTTTCGGTTGCGGAAAGATATCAGTTCTCCCTTCGGCCCATTGCACTGCAATTTCACTCTGCGGAAACAGTTCCACAAGTTTCAGATACAAGGGCATAAACATGACATCATCCCCTAACCCATGAGGGAAATACAAGAGAGCTTTGCAGCCTTCTTTCAAGTAGTCAGCCACTTTCTTTTTGCTGAAATCTCTAATTGTAACCATGTTACCGCTGTTTAATAAACAAATGAAATTGCATTGAAGATATACGGCTCATATGGATCAGTGAAAATCCTGCTTGATTTGCCAAGTATGCGAGGGTTTCTTTTGCGTAAAGCATGACATGACCAACTCTCGGACACGTGTAGTAATTTTCACTCACTTTCTCCATCTCATCCGTCACATCTGTACTGACAAGAAGAGCACCGCCCAAATACAGCATGGCACTGAACTTTTTGAATGTCTCTACGATATCATAGTCATGTTCAATGACTTTTGTGCAGGTTACGAGATCATACTTGTCTCGCAGAACTTCCGGATCAGGGCGGTAGTAGGGATCATGCCCGTAGATATGCTTGAAACCTTCTTTGTTAAGCTTATCCACCCAAAATCCACGACCGCATCCATAGTCAAGGATATACGCATTAGATTTCAAATAATTTTGAAATTCGTCATGCATTAAGCGATACATAGCGTTGGGCCTGTTACCGTTGGCATTCGTGATATCGCTGTCATAGCCTGCATACCGGGCATTGTAAACCTGGTCAAGGAAATCCTTGTCCGTCCAAGTGCGCTGTGTTTTCGAGTAGTAAAGTTTACATACGCCACAGTAATTATATTCAACATCCGGATTGTAGTTTGATCCGTCAAGGTTTGGTTTTCCGTTCCTGAAAGGAACTTTAAACGCAAACTCAGTCAAAGACCCACAGATGGGACAGGTATCAATGTTAGTTTTCATCATTTCCCGTTATCTAATTTGTGTTCAATATGTACAAGAGAAGATCGGAATTCCCCGCACCTGTCTTTGCAGTCAGAGCGCAATACATAATCTTCTCTTGTCTCGTGTAACAAATCTGAGATTTCCTTAACGGTGGACGTTAATTCTTTGAGATTGGGACGGTACACAAATGCGGCAATTCCCCAAACCGCCCCGACGATACCAACAATATACGATATAGTTTCATACATCAAGCGCGCCCTCCGTTTTGTTTTTAATATAACGCGTTTGGGTACGAAATGCAAACTTATATGTGTATCTTACTGCGCTTTTGTGCCATTTTCCTGCGGTTTAGAAGCATCATCTTCTTTTGCGGGAATGACTGCGCCGTTCTCAGCTACGGAGCCAGTACTTTCTTCCGTTTCGGGCTTGGTAGTCAAGCGGTATTGCCAGTACAGTTTCATGGCCTCAACATACGCTTTTGCCATCTCAGGGTTTTTGTCCGCGAGGTCAACCAGATAGCCGGTGATCTGCGGGCCAACTTCCCTACGCAGGCGTTTCACGCCTTTAATGTTTCCGGTGCGGTTGTCAACGGAAACGCCGTTGTCAGCGTCGATTTCGACATCCCAGCTGGCGTTCTCCCGGCTGACGTCGATGACGTTCAAGCCGTCCGTGTAGCTGGCGTTAGCCGTTGCGTTCTGTGGGTCAATCCCAAGATTGACACGGGTTCCGAGCGTGAAGGCTCCCGTGTTGTGGCTGCATCCCGGCAGCAGCAGCGTGGCGGCGATGACGGCGAGGGCGATAAGAATTGTCTGTTTCATGGTTTCAGTCTCCTTTGTTGATTTTGCACGGGCATTCGGCCCGGCGCTGGTCGCACACTTTGTACGACACTTTATGTTTGTCGATCTTGTTTACCTTCTTCAGCATGGCCGCCTGACTTTTTTCGATCCGGCGGTTCTGTTTGATGATCCAGAGCAGGCCGCCGCAAATCGGCACGATCACCGCAAGCAGCTTCACGATCGCTTCAATAGTTGTTTCCATCGCGCGCCCTCCAGCAGTTTTCTGTTGTCGTTCCACGCCTTCCAGCCGCAAACGCGGACGGCGGCGTAGGCGGCCAATGCGCGCGGCACAGCGAGGCCGTCTTCGATCAGGAAACACAAAAACATCAGGTCGGCTTCGGCGCGGGTCCAGCCCTCCGGCTGAACCCGGTAAATGTAGTCGTGCGCGATTCCGGCCCGGAGGCTGCGCGGATCGATCTGCGGCGACACCAGCGGCCACGCCGGACGCGGGACGCTCACGCCGTCGCACTCGAATCCGGCATGCACGATGAACGTTTTCTCGCGGAACCGGAATTTCACCGGCTTCAGCAGACGGACGATATTGCCGCGTTCGTCCTCGGAGTGAATTTCAATTTTCATCCGCCGCCTCCTGTTCCGCCTGCGCCTCCGCCGATTCCTCCATTTTCGCCCGGACCGCTTCGAGGGTCAGATCGAACGCGGCGAGCCAGGCCGGAACGCGCGGGTCCATCAGGTCGATCTGTCCGCCGGGAGCGGCGTCGGAGGTCAGCAGCGCCAGTCCCGCGATGCCCTGCTTGAAGGTCTCCGGGTCCTGCAGCGCCGCTGCCAGCTGATCCGCCGGAAGGAGCGCGTAGAGCGCGTTGATGAACGCCTCTTTGCCGACCCACTCCTCCGTCGGTTCCGGCTCGGGAAGTTCGACGATCTCGCCGTTCACGATGTCCAGGCGCGAAAGCGGCAGCGTGCTGTCGCAGCGCAAGTATCCGTGCGCGGCGTAGTATTCCGCGCCGCGATAGGGCGGGATGGGCGACTCCTCGACGTATCCGTTGATTTTTCGTATGTATCTCATTGGTTCCTCCAAAGTTATGCTTGTTTCGGCGTCAGCGCCGCGATTTCGGCGGCGGAAAGCGCCCGGTCGAACAGCAATCCCGAATAGACCTTGCCGGTGTATGACGCCCAGCCGCCGGTGAATGAATGACCGGCTATGGAGAAGCATGTGGCGTTCACAGCCGCGTTTCCGGTCGGGACGGCGTAAATGGAGGCGTTTCCGATCCGCACACCGTCGAGATAAAGGGTCGATGCAGTCAATGGCGATGCCGGATCGACCTCCACCACGCCGCAGCATATGTGACGGCCGGACAAACGCCCGGTCAGGGTTGCATTGACGACGTGCCGCCCTCCGGCGACCTCCTGGGACAACTGAAGCCGCGCGCTGCCGGAAGAGGTAAGGTAATAACCGATCGAACAAATCGGAGGAGTACCGCTGCCGATCAAAGCGCCGCCCTGTCCCGCCAGTTCCTGATGACATTCCATCGTTATTGTTTCAGGAAACTCCGCCGCTTCGAAATCGACGACGACCGTGTAACTCGATACTTTCCTGCGCAAATCCAGCGCGGTATCGACCCGCGCCGGCTGCGTTTCGTCCGCCGCCTCGAACGCCCCCCGGTCGGTGCGGACGTTCGTTTTCGT